TCACCTCCTAGTGAATTTACCTTATCTGAATAGGTCGGTTGCGAGGAAACGACCGCCCCATAGGGATTTTTGAACCATTTCTGGTTCCTGTACGATCTCGCCTAGATCGCCAGACTTGCGGAAAGCAGTATCTTGCTCAACGGCATCTACTCTCTTTCCAAACTCATTGTAAGTATCCTTAACTCCTTTAACTTCAGAGGAGACGGCTTGAATAGACTTACTTAGTTCAGCAACTTGACCTTGAAACATTTTAATTGTTTCCTCATTCAAGGACTTAATGGTTGCTGCTAGATCGCCAAAGGCATTTTCAAGAGTATTCTTGATCTCGGCAACTGCTTCAACTGCTGTAGCCTCTGCTGACTTAGCAATTTCTTCTACTGGTGTTTCTACCGCAGACTCAACTACTTCATCAGACTTTGCTACTTCAGTTTCAACAACTGCTTCGACTGCATCTTCTACTGCTGTTTCAGCAACAGTTTCGGCAGCACTCTTGGTAACAGTGGTATCTGTTGCCTCTGGAGCGACCTCAACATCTTCAACAACTTCTGCTTTTTCAACTTGTGTTGTATCTTCTGTCATAGGACTTACCTCCTTTTGCATCTCAGTTGTACTAATACCTTTGGCACTATCAACTAAGAACTTTATCATGTCAACCTTGTCATTATCTGACTTCTCAACAAAACCTATATTTTTCATTTGCTTTCCAGTTGTTGGACTAATCTCAGAATCATTTTCTGAAACCATTACTAGGCCAGAATCCTTATCCCAGAATACGTTTTCCACAACAATATCTACAAGTTCACCCTTTACTACGTCTTTTCCATCTACCTTTTCAATAGAAAGAATGCTTGCAAACTGATTTGCTGGATTATCTACTAAAGAAAGTTCAACCAAGTCATATTCCTTAATAACTCTGATTGCCTTGTCTGCCTTCTCATCATAGCCATCATCCCACTTGTTCATTCTTCCACCGATTGAAAAACCTGTATATGTTCCATCCAATACTTTCTCCCACGCATTTTGTGCGCCTTTTGAAATATATGCAGAAACAAAAACACCAGAATAAAACTTCTTTGTTTCTGGATCAAAATACTTATCTTCTTTAAATGAAACCATCTTGCCTACTGCAGATGGTTGATGCATTTCACGAATATTGCCACGAAACTTTGAAAATGCTTTTAAACTAGCATCAGTTAGGACAATGTCGTTTTGTCTATCAAGATTATCAAGAGTCGCAAAACCTGATACAATTCTACGTTCCTTGTCTACTTTAGCAAATGGCATTGATAGGCGAACATTCTCACCCTCTGTTGACCAATGCGATTTAGAAATGATACTCATATCACATCCATTATATCAACATTTTTATTACTTTGTTGATATTATGTGGATGACCTACCTTCCCCTTGTGGATTTCTTCCAGAAATTGTGGATGTAGAGTCAGAATTGTTGTTTGTTCTTTCTGCATCCCTTTGTCTATTTCCTGCAAGGTTTGCTCTAGCATCTGTTGCTTGTCTTGGAGACATAATAAATGGAGCATCACCTTCTGGATGTTGCGGAAGACCTAACTTTTCACGAGCCTCATTTGGCATCATAACCTGTGTCTTTACATATCTTTCAAGAATTTGAGACTGTGCAATTTCATCAGTTAAGGTTAATTCATTAAACTTTAGTTCAAGAATGTCAGTTTTTTCACGAACAACCTTGTTAATAAGTTTTTCAAGTTCTTGTTGTGCTGGTCTTGCAACCTGCTCTTTAAATGTACGATCTTGTGCTAAAGCAGATGCAATTGATCCACTGTCAGAGCCACCAAGTTTTGAAATTGGAACTTGATGTGCAACCAAAATATCATCACGATTTCTTACCCTATACTCATTAAACGAAGCCTCTTGAATTCCATTTTCAATTGGCTCCATCTTAAACTCAACTTTATTTGTATCAGAATCTCCTGGAAGTGGAATAAACAAGGTTCTATGCGATTGTGACTTTAGACCTGTTTGTAGGAATCTAAACATCTTGTCTTCTGCATCAGCACTTAATTTTGCACCCTTTAATGTAATAATATATCTTGGAACTGCCTTATTTTCAAAGTAATCAATGTTATATTGACCAGCAAGTTGATCTCCAATTAAAGATGGAAGTGCAGCAATAATGTCTGGAATTCCATAATAGGTATTTAATGGTGAATATTGCTTAAAGTGAATAATCTCGTTTGGTCTTGTATCAGTTGTAATTGGATTTGGATTCTTTGCCCCAAAGTTTCTAAAATAAATAACTGATGGTCCAATAATTTGAACATATCCATCTCTTAGTCTACGAACACGCATTGTTGTTGAAGGTATATGACCAACATATCCAATTTCACCAGTAACAGTTCTGCCAATTTCCATATATCCATTACCAGTTGCTTGCATGTCTACATAAATCTTTTCCATTGTCTTTGTAAAACTATCATCATCGTTTAGACTTTCTAGCCAGTCCCGCATTTCAATTTTTGCACGTTCAATTCGTTTTCTAGCACGACCTAAAGCGATCTCATCTTCAACGTTTTCTAACTTAAGCATAGTTCTTGATCCAACTATAAAGTCGTAGCCAAGCCCAACAACATTTTCTACTTTTGCATCAATGGCAGCATGATTTGCAAAAGATGTATCGTAATAATTTGCTAATTCATAAAGATTATATGGAGGTGTAATTACATCAAATAGGCCGTAACCATTTCTGATAACAGCACCTGGATTAATAGCCTTCGACTTAGCATTATCAATTCCTGAAGGACTAGAGTTTGCGCTATTTAAATAGTTTTGAGTTGTATCAACCTTATTTAAATTTCTTACAGTACGGCGTTTGAAGTTTTGATCTAAGTTTGTTAAGCCTTTTAGTTCATCCCAAGATTTGTTGAATGGATCGTTTTTCTTAAACTCATCTGCTTTTTCTACTGCATCACTAATTGATGCGCCTACAATATAGTCTTCCATTATTCTTCTCCATGTACTTTTAATGTTTGCTGTGCATCATAAACAGCACCAAGATCATTCATGTTTGGAATCAAACCTTCACGCATTCTAGATAATTGTTCTGTATATTCCATCTCACTTACCCTTTTAATTCCTGGATGAAACTGAGCATGACCACCCTCACAACCATAGTACTCTGCTGCTCTTTTTAATTCAGCCATTTTTTGTAGATCGCCTTTACGAGATGGGATGTTTAAAAGGTTTCCATGACCATCACCAAAAGCCTTTCCGTTTGGCTTCATCCATATGTACATACCCCAGTCGTAGCCTTTTTCAATCAATTTCATTTTTGACTTGCCGACTTTATCTTTTTTTGGTTGATTCATAACCATAAGTATACCATATTATGCTGGATTTATAACATACGTTTGCCAAGTTGCTTGAGTATAGGATATTAGGCTATAGGCAATAATGTTAAGATCATCACTATAGTCATCTACAATAACTTTGTTTGTTCCAATATAAGATTTATATACAGATGATGGGTCCACAATATATTGAATATTTGTTGATTTTATCAATACATTGTTCCAATTTTTTGTTGTAGCCAACTGATTCCATAAATAACCATCTTCAATTTCTTGCCAAGTATTATATATAAATCTTTGAATAATTTGCGTATTTGTTCCTTGATAAACAGAAATATTATTAAACATCATTAAATACTTTAAGTTTATTTTGCCAGAGTAGTTATTAAAGTTTAAGGACTCATCAAACGATATACCAATGACATACCACTCTTGGATATTAATGACAGGTTGCCTTACCGCCTTTCCATTTAAATAATAAAAAATGTTTGATGTTTCTTGGCCAGTTGACCTTAATCTTGCAAATATTAAACCTCTTTGTCCAGTAACTGAATTTGCTTGCACATAAAAGTCTAAAATGTCATCTTTATAGTCAATTTCAAATATTTTTACTGGATTTTGTGGAAAAGCGTATAGATCACATCTTGTAAACATTTGCAAAGCGCTTAATGAATATAAATCGGTATTGACTGAAGATACAGGAATTGTTATGCCTCTTTCAACATCGTTAATTCCATTTCTTAACTCTATACCACTTTTTCTAGTAAGATACAAATATGGTAAAGAATCTTTATCAATTAATACAGGGTTTTTTCCTTTATAATCATTGTAAAACCCTACCTTTTTAAATGGATAAATATCTGTTCCATATTTCGTTCCAATTACAGTATTTGAATTATAATTAAGGGTTCTTGCAGAAAACTCAAGTTTTCTTAAAAAAGCCTTTTTCTTTAATACACTTTTAATTTTAAAATTAACAAAATATATAATAGACATTAATGATAGGTCAACACTTTTATCTGGATACACTAAATAGCCATCAACTACTTCAAATCTTTTATCTGTCCATTCTATTGTATTTAAGTCTAAAATTTTAGAATGATTTGCAGAAATATCAGTGTAATCCTCATCTGGCTTTGCAGCCCCATTTGAAATGTAATCAAAAGCAATATAAGATCTAATGTCAGAATCAGAAGTGTCATATGTGTTTGACAGTGATGAGTTAATCCAATATGTTTGCCCACTTGCTGCTTTATCTGATGGAGATGGGTAGTCTATATTAAATTGAACAAAATCTAAATCATTTACTATATTATTACTTGTATCTGTTACCTGAGATGTTAATGAAGATACTGGCAAATAATCCCTCCAGTATCCAGCAACAGATATATCTATAAAAAACTTTCCATATTCAGAAAATGGATTTAGGGTATAACTTGCAATATGCGGTATTAAAGAAGAGTATGCATTGATTAAAGCCAAACCACTAGAATTAAAATGATGATCAATCTCTAAAGAAT